GTCCCTGAACCGCCAGAAGACTGGCTTATATCAGGATCATAATAAGGGTAAGAAACAATATCGACTTTATGGCAAGGGTACTTACCCATATGCCCATAATAAGGGCGCTCTTCGACCCAGTTAAGGCATTTAGCTGCAAGGTTAAACGCTTCTGTGCTGTCAGTATTGTCCTTACCCCAGCACATGACAGTCAGCTGCACCCTCACCCTACGAGGATCAAGACGAGTACCCGAGCTAGTTAGCTTGACCACACACTGTCGAGTTCCTAGCTTGTCTGCCTGCTGCCTGACAGGCACCCCCTGTAGATGAGCCCTCAAGCCCATAATGCAGGCAGCCTCAGCGTCAGGGAATTCAGCTACAAAATTACCCATGAGTATAACTCCCAAACGCGCTAGTCAACGTCTTGTTGTCAGCCTCTGACTTAGCCCCATAAAAGCTAGCTGGCCTTACCGTAGCCCTAGCTCGAGTCTGGCCCACATAACCCGACCACTCAAAAGCATCATCGCGGCCAGCATTGTCATTAGCCTGGTCACAGATAGACTGAGCCATGCCATTTAGCACCGAAGCGACCTCAGGGGATTTGAGCATAGCCTGGAATCCCTCGTCGTGGAATTCAAGTCGCTCAAGCATCAGTCCACCGCCACAAGCTTAATCACCTGGTGGCTAAGGCCAAGGTAGTCGTAAGACCACACACCGGGAACACCCGACACACGATACACAGGTGTGGTCTTGTTAAACCATTCACCAGGTATACCTTTGTGGTCCCAACTCAGGATGACTAGATCTTTAGCCTGTACGGATGCAGTCAGTGGAGCGTACACCGTGTACGTCCACTGACCGTCACCCTGCCTATAACCAGACAGCTCAGTAGCAGAGGGCTGCTGAATAGAGCAACCCTGGATAGTGAACTCCTTAGCAACCTGATCTTGAATAAGATTACCGCGGTCGTCATACCTGTCCTGAAGCCGAGCCACCCAGATATAACCATTAGTAAGGAAAGGAAAGCTCAAGGACGATACACCAACCTAAAACCATCAAGTGCACGCTTAGCATATGCGCTCAATCGAATACCCCCACCAGGGACTTCAAACGTACTCGATACTGAACCCACAGCTGCCTGGTTAATACCCACCGGTGCAGTCCTAGAAGCTACAATAATCGACGCCATGACTACCTCCACAGTAGCAGGCAGCTCACTGTACCCGTGAGTCATCGTAGCCTGAATAGCCCCCATAGCGGAAGGCAGGGGATCCCCCAGCCTGCACATACCTGCCTCAGACCATTCCTGGATCACACGCTCGTGGCCTAGGTATTCGATCGTAGGCTCATCCTGAAGCATCAGGGTAGGAAGCTTAATAAACCTGCCACCATTATGATCTACCCGCTTAGTCTCAGTGATAAGAGGGTAGATATGCCATTCGCAGAATTCCCTAATCAATCCGGAAGCCTGCCTAATAAGAATAGGGGTAAGGGGGTCATCCTTTTTGATGACCCCCTTACTTAGGGCTTCCAGAGTATCAGCCCCAATAAGATCCACGATCAGACCTTACGATAAACCTTGCAGAAAGCCTTCGGCTGGGTGATAGTCAGCAACTCACGGATCTCCATACGGACCACAGTCACATCAGACACGAACAATTCAGCATGAGAATTCGTAGCCTCAATACGGACGCCGCCCTTACGAACCAGCATACCGCCAGCCTTGAACGCTCCAACCAGCGCAGTGCCCTTAGCGATACGCGGGGAGATAACAGTATTCAGGCCCCACAGCGACGGCACAACCTGCACCTGGCCGTTACCGTAAGCACCAGTGAAAGCACCGCCACCGAAGTACTGACCGTTGCTGTCCTTAGCCAGACGCTGAGCAGCGTAATCCTCAGGGTTGATCACGATAGCGTCAGCCGGGAAGCCGCTATTCTGGAGAACATCCATAGCCCCGTTCAGGATACCCTCACCGAACTCAGCAGTGGTAGCAGTATTATTAATCTCACTGGTGAGGATACCGCTCTTCTGGAGGACACCCTGGAGCTGGCCGTTCTGGCCAGTGCCGTTCAGGATCTGGTCCTCTTCAGCAACAGCGATACGGTACACACCACGCTGGTTAACGTGCGAGGCCAGCCAGGCGTGATCCTCAAGCATCTCATCGCTGAAGGCCAGGATACCCGTGATCTTCTTCAGAGCCTCGATATTCGTCTTCGGGTTAACGAAGTGAATATTGTTCTTCTTGGCACCCTGCGCAGTCGGGCCAGCGCCACCCTCAACAGCGCTATCTTCCAGCCAGGCCACAGCAGCGCTGTCAGTGTTACCCTGCGCGAACAAGTCACCAACATACAGCGGAGGCTGAGCGTAGTGCGCAGCCTTGTCGTAATCAGTGTCGAACCCGATCAGGTCATTCCAGGTAAGGTGCCAATCCACAGCACCCTTGAACTCGGGACCGTTAACCGAGAAATTGTCACGGCCCTTGACCCGAGCAAGCTCAGGACCGAAGTGCTTAACGAAGTGCTCACCCAGAGACTTAGCTCCACTAGTAGCTGCCACAGAATTCCCTTTCAGTTCATTGATAGCGTCCCCGTTACCCTCGAAGGACTTAATCTTGGCCACAGTGGCCTTGTACTCCTCTACCAGAGACTCGGTGTCTTTACCGATAACACCGGACTCCTCAACGGCCTTCAGCCGTCCCTTGATCTCAGCTGCCTTGACTCGCAGCTCCTCAATCCCGCTCATGCGAACAGCCCCTTAATCTCAGCGAGGATAGACTTAGCCTGATCGTCAGCAGGCTTGTTTGCTGGCTTGTCTTCCTCAGGCTTGGGATCCTCTTCCTCGTCACCACAATACTTTTCGAAAGCCTCATCAATATGCTTGATGATAGGCTCCACAATCAGTTTCTCAATGTCTTCCGGAGTCATAACCGATTCTTTCTTAGATGACTTAACTTCATTAATAGCCGCCTCGGGATTAGCCGGAGCGGGGACCACAGACACCTCAAGCAGCGAGACTTTCTTAATATAAGTCACTCCACCCTTATGATCTGCGTCATTAACATAGAAGCCGAAAGACATGCGGTCAATTCGGCCTTCCTTCAAAAGCTTATAGACGATAGGACCATTACCTGGGCCCTCAGTATCGACCACACACCGGACAAGTAGTCCGGTGTCGTCTTCCTCAGCAGACTCAACATACCCAATGTTATTTTCAGGGTTAGTCAGGTCATGCCCATAGAAGACGGGAATCTTCCGACCTTCCCATTCTTTCAGGGTATCGGAGAAAGCGCCTTTCTCCATAACCTCACCGTAGGAATCAACATTACCAAATACTGAGGCGTACCCTACGAAATAGCCTTGCCCTGATTCCTCAGACTCTTCTGCTTTAACCTTAAACGACTTAGTCTTAATCGCTACTCCCAATCTATGCTAGTCGTGCAATTACAGTGAGCAACCTCAGCAGGGTCATCGTCATCACCAGGGTACTTCATGCCGTTAGAGAACTCTTCGTTCAAGCCCACACGCTCACCGTCCATAGCAGCGTGTGAGTCCCTAGCATTAGGTCCTGTGTGCCAGGTCTTGGTGGCTGCGCCAGACTGCCTGCCAGCCTCCTGTGTGGCCCAGCCCATAGCCCACGTAACCATAGACCCCGCCATACCTAGAGCCGCTTCTTTCAGCCAGTGTTCAACAGGCTCGACAGTGTCCGGAGGATCATCCCCATCCATGGCCTCTTCCCACTCAGCCTGCTCATCCTCTAGGTCTTCTAGGCTATCAACGATACCCTGAGAGATACGTTTAGCTCGCTTCTTCAGATATGACTTAGTAGATCCTTTGTCATAGTCCTCGTCACGCCCCTCGAGTAGCTTGTTGCCTACCTCGCTGGTCAGCCCTAGATCAAGGTCAAGCAGGTCCTCAGCAAGACTCTCATCAGCTGAAGCTTTAACCTTCAACCGCCCTGACTTATACAACCTCTTACGGGCATGAGCCTCAAGCACCGTCGTGTACCGCTTAACCCACGACCGACGGTCAACACGCAGCCCTCGTGACTTAACCCTGACCACTCCTGAGTTCTGGCTATAGCCTCCAGGGTCCACACTCACGTTCAGTGGCGTGATCAGATCATCACCACCGTCAATAGCAGGAAGGTTAAGACGGGCCCTAGCCTCATTACGGGTCATGTAAGCCGAGCCCACAGCTGACTGGAACCATTGGGCCTGCTGCTCGAAATCAGCTTGGAGTTTCTCGGCTACGTTGAATTCAATGTAGCTACCTTTAGCCCCACCCATAATAGGGATAAGGAATGCATTAAGAGTAGACTCTATTTCAGCAATAAGCGGACCTAGCGTATCCCCATAAAGCATTTTACGGAATTCCCTGACATTGCTGTAATTAGCATTATCAAGAATGCCAACCATTGTAGGGTTAACGTGGAACGCGTTAGCTACTGTCGAATAAGCAAGCTTAACACCTTCAATGTACTGCTGATCAGTAGCACTGAAGTCCACACGGTTAAGAGTCATCCCATCTTCAAGGATAGGCGTGCCTCCAGCGTGCTTTCCTGAGCCAGTGTATTTCTCATACCAGTCCTCACGGAAAGACTCACGCTGACCATCAGTCCACCGAGGTGCATCAACAGGACGCTGGAGCACAGCAGAGACCTTACCCCCGCGAGCCCACAGCTGTTGGCGATACTTGCTAGCTTGAATCTGCTCAGCCAGGACTTCCTTCAGGCTGACAATAGTTGCGCTGCATCCTCCAGGATCAGTCGGGTGATAGCCACCGAAGTAGACCACACGACTAGCATCCAGGACTAGCTTCTTGTCACTCTCGAAGCTAACCTCGTGAGTGACCTTACCGAAATTATCAGACTTAGTCTGAACCCAGCTAGGAGGCAGGCGGTAGACTTCCCAGTTACCGTTCTGGTTCACTACTGGCCACCAGTAGGCGCGGTCGTACAACGCCTTGTCCACAACTAGAGCATAGATCAGCTGATACAGAGTCATCGACTCATTAGCTTTGGCGCCAGAGAGAAACCCGCCAACAGGGGATGAGGTATCCCTCAGCCTACCTCCGTCGCTTTGTTTAACGTAGGAATGCACGCCAAGGTGGGCGATATTCCTAGCGAGGAAGGTAACCACAGTCCTAAGATGTGGCTGAGTCTTGAATAGCTTAGCGGCTGAAACACCAGAAAGGTCAACAAGCTCAGTAGGCCCGACCTTATACTGCCGAGGCTCATATGTGGTAATGCCCTGAAGTCGGTTAAAGATGCCAGACCAGAAACCCACTATTACACCTCCAATTCAATCCTGTAAACAGTATAACATATTTCAAATAGATTCTAGGCCCGACACGCCGTAAGCCGAGACTTTTGTTTTGTGGAATTGCCACACATTCATAGCTGTGACTAGAGCAGCAACGCCATCGATTTTATCCCGTTTCTTTTGCTTAGCGGGTTTAATATTACCAGCAGGGTCCATAGCCGGCCTAATGTTATCGATCTGCCACGCCATAAGGGGATTACCATCATGTTTAATAGCCCCGCCCTGCATAGCTAGCCGCTGTATCTCTTTCATAGGCCCAGACATAGACACAAAACCTTGACGGACTTTCTCTAACCTATACCCATCAGCCTGAAGGTCATTTGATACCTGCGTGGCATTCCACGGGTCGAACCCTATGCATTGAATATCGTAATGCTTAGCGTCTTCATCAATCTGGGCTTTAACAAAATCGTAATCAGTGACATTACCTGGAGTAAGCTTAATTAGCCCTCTATTAGCCCACACGCTCGCATTACGGTACGTGGCCCTGTCCAGCTCAGCTAGCGCAGCCTCAGGCAAGAAGAAGCGTGGCAGTATCTGGTACGTACCGTCCTCTGCTGGGAACAGCCACACCAGCGCTGTGAGGTCAGACACAGCTGCAAGGTCAAGCCCTCCATAGCACTGCCTACCCTCGATATCCAGCTTGTCCACAGCCCCCTTCATCCAGTCAGACCTGCTGATCCACGACTCGTCAAGTCTGCCACGGATACCTAGATGCAGCCTCAAGAACGAGGCCTTAGCCACAGGATCTGTCCGCGCCTTGTCAGCGGCTGACTGCATGAATGCTCGTGACGGCGTAACAGGGTACAGCGGGTTAGCCTTAGCCCACGTCTCTTCCGACCAGGGGTCATCCTCAGGTGAAGCAGACCACACCACACAGAATGACCTAGGGGCTTCTACAACCCCCTTACATATGTTGTCAACCAGCCCCCTACGCTGGTCATAAGGCGTGCCCACACTGCCGTCATCAGCTGTGGTGATCACCATCGTCAGAGGCTGCTCACGTGCACCTGTACCTGTCTCCATAGCCTCTAGCAAGCTAAGGCTCTTATGCACGTGCAGCTCATCACAGATAGCCCCATGCAGGTTAGCGCCATGTGCCAGGTCACCCTTGCTCGACACTACCTTGATGACGGAGCTTGTCCTGTCCTGCTTGATCGAGTTATGCAGTGATCTGATGCCAGCTTGCTTAAGTAGAGGAGAGTTGTCGACAAGTTGCTTTAGCGGTGTGAAGCATGCTCCGGCCTGGTCTCTAGACGCCGCACCGATAATAACCTCAGCACCGCCTTCATGGTCACCAAAAGCAAGGACCATAGCTAGTGCTGATGCCAGCGTTGACTTAGCTCCTTTACGGGGCATCTCAATATAGGCATCCCTATACAGCCTCAGCCATCTACCTAGTGAGTCGTCATACACCTGCCACCCAAATAGAGGGGCCACAATGTAGGCTATCTGCACATTAGTTAGCTTAAGGGGTTTACCTGCCCAGCGACCTTTAGTGTGCCTTAATGCAGAAATAACCCGAAGAGCATGATCTACGCTCTTCGGGTTAAATCGCACTTGCATACCGTGGACCACACCACCAGGATCGGGGCACTTGAGGTGTGGTCCCCTTTCAGGTATGCCCATACTCCTACTGATTAAATACTCTTTAATTTCATTAGGAATTACATTATTCATTGTGTTTTATTCACATAAGGAATGGATTATCAGTGTCTTTATTCTTACCCGAATTCCTTGCTTTAGGCGTCCACCCGGCCTCTTTCATATAAGCGAGGAATGCCTGAGATTGTGACCGGAAAATAACCTCCGCAGGATGCTTCTGCATGCGATGATTAGGGTTATCTGTGACCAATACTGAATCAGCTGAAATAACCTCATTTGAGGCTTTTCGAGCAATAGCATAATGCCGACACATAGCCTCAATAAACAGGCCATCCATCTCATCAAGGTTATCCAAGACTTCCTTGGGCATCATGCCCACAAGTTCGGACCACACACCTCGGAGAACCTCATTATTAGCGATTCCAGGAGGAATCTCACTAAAACGCTCATCTTCAGTCAAAATAACACCTGCTTTCCAAACCGTGAACAGTGTTCACTATAACATTCAACTAACCTGTATTTCAT